ACTTGTACGATTTTCATAAAACTTTTTCATTCCTATTCTCGTATGGAAAGCGTTGTTGCGATACCTATAATGCCTGCGTAATAATAGATTTTGTCCATCATTATTTATATTACGGGAGCAAGTTCGTGGATGCTTTTCCAATCGCTTGTTACATAATTTATAATTATATTTTTCCTAACGCCTTGAATATTTTGTCTTGGAACGCCGTGCCATGTATCTTTTCCAGACATAAACATTAGGCCTAGATTCGATTTATATGGAGCTTTAGAATGAAAACTTAAATCTTTGTTATATATTGTAGTTCCCCATTCACTAGAGCTCGGATCTTTTGAAAGATAAACAAGAAATGTTAATAATTTTTCCTTAATATCAAGATGAGGTTCTAACCAAAAATCTCCTGTATCCATGGTATATTCAATTCTTAACTTGCCCTTTGTTAAATCTCTTCCACATATATTTCCTAGCTGAGAAACAATACTAGGGTTATTAAAAACATTAACAATATTTCTTATAACAGGATACTTGTCACAGTTCTCTTTGTTAAAAAATATTCTTGTTTGATTTTGACTTTCTCTTTTACCAGTATGCTTTTCTATTTTTGGTAATGGCAGTTTGAGATTTAAAAGTTCATCAATAGTTTCGTCTAATAAAACACCATCGTATAACCAGTGATTAAATGGTTCGGTTATAGGCATCACCTTACCTAAATTTTCAGTAACTTTTTCTAATAATAACTCGCTTTCCTGTCCAGGAAATTTAAACGAAGTTTCATTCCTGGATTGCCATAAACTGCCGCACGAAGTTTCATTCATGTTATTCTCCTAGCTTTTGCTATTCTTTTCATTCTTTCACTTACCATTTGTCTCCATTCTGGTGTTCTAAACGCCGAGTTATCTCTTGCGCCACTTGATAATTTATTACCTATCATATCAGGTCTTTTGTTACCTTTATTTGCTTTACTAATTTTGTTTTTTGTTTCTTCACTTAATTTTTTACCTAGTTTATATGCTCTAACTTTTTCTGATATTCTTGCTCTTATCTCTGGTGTAAGGTCAGGTCTATTACCACCTTTTTTATTTGATTTTTGAACACCTTTGAGACCTTTATTCCAAGCAGGTTTTCCTTTGTTTTTTCCTTTGAGTGCTAAAGATAACTTTAATCTTGTTTCTGGACCTGGCACGTGACCATCACCACCTTCAGTTTTGTTTCTTAAAATACCTGTGCCTAAATCTTTACGACCATATTTTAAAATCTCACTTACCTCTAATTTATGAGCCTGTTCTTCAGTAAAATTGTTTTTGATAATTTTTATTCTATCTACTGGTGGTCTATATTTTCTTCTTTTTTCAAATGCTCTATTAGTCTGTCCTTTACCTACATAATAAGGCGTGCCATCTTCTCTTAACCAGTGATAAACATAAAATCTATTAGCATTCATATATCTATTTATACAATAAGGAACATAGTAAAGATTAATAATTTATGAAATTCGGATTTGCTATTGACGGACATTCAGAATTGATTTCTGACTTCTTTGTAGCATTCTTTTCTTTCTCCGTTAATGGTGATCCACTTGCAATCTCAATACATCTTGTAGCCAATGCACTTGCACCGTTTGTTATTCTCTCAATAGATTTAGTTTTAGCAATTGCAAGTTTGCCTACATCCCTATTTTTTTTGTTAAATCTTTTATCTAAATCATCAAGGTCTTTTTTAAGGGCACTCACAAGCTCATTCATCTTTTGATTAGCAGCCAATATTTCTTTAAAGTCTGCCTCTTGCTTGGCAATCAGCTCCTTTTGGGAGCTGACTGCTTCTTCTAGTTTGATTTGATTTGCTTTTAAGATTGCATTATCACTACGCAGTTTCATAACATACATTCCAGCGCCAGATATACCAGCGATAATAATAACTACAAACATCATCTTTAAATAACCAAACATTTTAAATTAGTCTTTCTTTATAATAGCCCAAGCGCCATATGCAATTGCAGCCCAAGCCGCAATTTTAGCTACGGGACTAAAGAATAAAACCACAACACCTAGGCCAATCAAAACGCCTCCGTGTAGTGATGTTAATTCTTTTACTCTTCCTGATAACCATTCCATAGATTGTTTCCTCCTATGTACGTTTATTTATCTGACTCTTTAATGTCAGCTAACTTCTCTAACCTTTTAATTCTTTTCATTAGATTAGGAAATTTCTTTATCAACTTTTCTTCCTTTGATAAAACTTGAATATTATATCTATTAGCAGCCCAATTATAACATTGTTCTACTTTTGCATAAAACCATATGCCCATTTTAGTTTTTCTAAACCAAGCATTTGTTGACTGCCCAAGTATTGCACCTGCTATGCTTGTTATCATCCAAAACCACATTATATATTATCCTTGTTAGGTTTTATACTCCATCTGCCAAACAATGCAACTGAATAATAAGCAGAATATATTTTCCATTTTGGTACAGACGGCTCTGCGTCTTTCATACCACATAGAAATACTTTGTCAGCTGCTTTCTTTGCAGCTTTAACTAACCATTTATCTTCTCCAAGAGTTACACCATCACCTATTTCTATCGCCATTCTATGGCGATATTGTCTTATTCTTTTATATAATAAATCGTGTATAATAGCTGCCCTTGCAACGTCCCAAGGTGCTATTAAATTCCAACATATTCTAGGTACTGAAGCTAAGTCAGTTGTAAATCCTTTTTTAACAACTACTTTTCTTCCTTCTAATTTAACACCAATATCAGCTAATGTATTTAATTCATCTTTTGATAAATCGGTACAGTCATACATTAAAGGCTTTTGCATTACCCATTTTCTAGGTGGATTATATTCAGCAGTTATTTTTGCGTTAAATGCTCCCATATTACTTATTCTCCTCTAGCAACCATTTGTATGTTCTGTGTGTACTTCTGGAGCAAATATTCCTGATTGCCATAACACAACTGCTACAACAACTACAACAGCTGCCCACAGCCATTTATTTTTAAGAATTTTTTTCATTTATTTTCCTTCTTTTGGTCCGTAACCTTTAGGGGTTACATCTGTTATTTTGTATTTAACATTTCTATTTTTCAATTCTTTTGCTATTTTATCTGCAACATTTTTATCTTTTATATTACCAGACTTATCAAAATATTTAGCTAGATGAGCTGGCAATTGTTTATTAGCATTAAGAGAAGTCATAGGTTTATATGTTCCATGACCTGGTCCTGAGTAAGTTGCAAATACAGTAGAGTATTTTCTATGTTGTGGGAAATGTTGTGTTCCACCCATAGACCCCATAGGTTTAGCTATACTCATAGGACCTACAGAAAATCCTCTACTTACCATAAACTCACTAAAGGTTTTCATTACATTTTTCTCCCTGATTTTTTTAACTCTTTTACATAGTCATCAATCTCATCACTAAAATCCGAAAGTAGTTTAGTAGCAGCGTCATCTCTTACAGACCCAGGAACTAATCTACTTCTTGGACCTTCTACTTCTTTTACTTTATTATCTACTGCATATCTAAATAATTTTACTGCTAAATTTTTATTAAAAATTCCTTTATTCTTTTTTCTTGCTAAATTTTTTATGATAGGTTGTATCTGTTTTGTATATAAATCTGCGTCATTGGATACTTGTAAAGATATTTCTCTGGAATTCATTTCATTTACAGTTGTTTGTTTTATAAACTTTTTAATAAAATCTTTAAACCCATCTTTTTTATTTTTCTTTTTATATGAATCTCCTTGAGCCTTTGTAAACCCTGGTTCGTGTGTTGGTGGTAACGCAACATTAGAACCATCCCCTACTGCATTAGCAGGAGCGTCTTCTCCCATACTTAATAGACCACCATAAGTTTTATTGATAGTATCTTTTTTAAATCCCCACCTATCCATTAATGCTTTTTTAGCAATATAAGAAACAAAATTAATTTTTGCTCTTGCTAAAGCGTCTACCGTATCAAATTCTTTATCATTAATCCATTTAACTAACGCTTTATATTTCTCACCTGTTGGATTAACTGTTTTAACAGTCGCCCATTGTTTTCTCAAATTAGCTATTTGAGAAGTAGTAAAGGATTCTCTTAATCTTTTTAAATTTATCATAGTCTAATCCTCTCTATGTTATCCTCTGATACTCTTATAATTTTTTTAGATTCTTCATTAATAACATCATATAAATGCGTCCCTAAATAAGTATCAGTAGGTTTTGAATCATTTGTTGTATAAACAATATCTCCTACATCAGCAGTTTCAATACCTTCTAAATTTTCTAATCTATCAACCATAGTATATCTACCTTTAGGTAAATAATCAAACCCAACACTTTCTTTTATATCATCATCAAGTATTAAATGACCTTCTTTTTTTAAAAATTTATATAATTGTTTTTCAAGTGGATCTTTTGGTATATTTTTATCTTCTTTTAAAAGTAAAGCTAATGCTACTGCATAAGTTCCTATCTTTGACTTAACACCTGGTATTGCATTCATTAATCTTTTTAAATTAAAAACGAACCTATGCAATAAGGTATAGGCATTTTTTTCTTTAGCTGTTGTAAGCATTTTATTTTTTTTTAATACCTTACCTTTATTGTCTATAATACCCAACTTAAAAGCTTCGTGCTTTTCAAATGGGGTTACTAACATTTTGATAACTCTATAAGTTATCATTAAGTCTATTGCTCTACCCATTATAATTTCCCTAAACTGTTTAATATGGACTTGTTTATTTTAACACTTGGCATTTCATCCTCTTGTATAGAATTTAAATATACCAAAAATGTTTTTAATAAAGCCCAAAAATTTCTTTCAATTTTATAAAATAACAAGGTACAAGCTGCATCCATACCAAAAACATTTTGTAAAACAATAATATGATTTATTATCAATCTTGTTTTCAATTCGCCTGTAGATTTATATTTACGAAATAAACGCTTAATGTATTTAAATCGTTTCAAATCTTCATAAAACTCTTGTTCCGAATCTAAATTAGGAACATTGTAGTTTTTTATAGCGAAAAATAACCAATTATCTCTTGTTATCTTTGTGAACATTAAGCAAGCTCTGCATAAACTTTAACAGCGCCGTTTGATAATGTTTCGTATTTCCCTTTTAATTTTAACTCTTTACCTTTATGAGATATCCCGTCATCATTTATATCAGAGCCATCAGTATCTTTACCGAAACGACCGCCAAATTGAGTTAGACCAGTTTCAAATGTTCCTGTTTTATCTTCACCCAATTTAATTTCATCTTTAAAACCAATTCCAATTTTGCTAATAGAATCTCTTAATTGATTTATAGCACCTTGTGGATTTAAATACTCTCTATCAGCAATAGAGCCAACAAAAGCACTTACTCTTTTTACTATTTCAGGCAGATGTATATTGTGTACGCCTACTGAACCATCCTCTATTGGATTTTCCATAGTGTTTGTTCCAACACCTTGAGCGTCACCAACATAACCTTTGCCTTCGTTTATATGTTGTTTAAATGTCTTCATTACTCTCTTCCTTTTTTTGCAACTTTTATGATGTTGCTAAGTTTAGTGCCTGTTGTTTATCAGCAGGCATACCTTTTTCTTTTTCATTTAGCAATACTTTTTCATCCTTTTTAGGTTGAACTTTTACAAGTAATTTATCCACTTGTTGTATTGCGCCAAAAACAGCATTTAGATTACCTTTCATAGTACCTAAATCTTTTTCAACTTGAGCAATTCTACCAGTTAAGGTATCAAAATCTGTTTTTAAAGTTGCTCTTTCTTCTTTTAATATTGTTTCATCAATTTGCATTATCATCTCCTATTATTATAAAAATTACGCTGTTGTATAACCATTACCAGCAATTATGTTCCAATTAGAATTTTTAAAAACTAACGTAACACTTTCGCCTGGTGCGTTTAATACTGCACTTGTATAACCTCTTAAATTTGTAGGTGTTATAGTTTGTGCATATGTTCCACTTCCAGCCACATTAAGAATTATCTTAACTTGACCATCTGAACCATCTGCTAATCCAACTGTAGCAGTTCCTGCTGTTCCAACGATTTCTGTAATCGCTGTAGTTACATTTGCTGTTAAAGCTGATGAACCATCACTAGTTAATGTTTGTGATGTTTGTTTAAAACCCAACCAAGAAGGCATATTATTAAATACGTCCTCTGCTGAAATCTTTTTATTAATTGGTGTAACTGACGGATCATCAATTACATGGAATAAATCTTCAGTCGCTAAAGAATTTCCTAAATCCGTAAGCGCTGTTACTTTTTTGTCTGCCATTTGTTTTCTCCTCTAAACCCCTTTGTGGGGAATGCTACTGTAGGTATTTTCCTACATCACTTTGTTTATATATTTAGGGTGGCCCGAAGGCCACCCAATTAATTAATATTAATTATTAAGCGTCTGCACTATTTGTCAAACAAGCTAAAGTTTCATATTGAATCCTGCTTGCTCTGCCATCAGTTCCAGTCGTCTTCAAAATCCATCCAACGTGAGCAACTTTACCCGATTGTGTTTCAGCGTCTTTATAATTAAAAAGACCTACTGTAACATTCGTAATTAAGTTATCTTCCGTTGCATTGTTAAAAAGCAATCCACTACCTGCACTTCCGCCCGAATGCATTAGAGCAGCTGTAGGTGCTTTATGTATTTGCATTAGTGACCATAATGGAGCACTAGTGCCTGTATCAGTATTTAACATCATATTCTGTTCCCTCCTTTTATTAAGGTACTCATTTTTGAATACAATACTATTTATAACACTAAAATCCTAACCTTTTCAGTTTAGATATTGTATTATTAGTGTTTGTATGATAAATTCCTATACCACCAACACGTGTAAATTCATCTACATTTGGTTTATAGTCATCTATTAGTATAACTTTCTCACCATTACGAGAATGTATTTTAGCAAAAAGTTTTTTCTCACTTCTTAACACTAAATTAATTCTTCGTGTAGTAAGACCTAATTTTGTTTTAGCCCAATGTGTCTTACCTGGTATACAATTTGGATCAAAATCTTTAGCTACATATGCACTTAATATACTGGGATTGTATTTAGAAATGAAAGACCACAACTGTTTTCCACCTGATTGCCAAGGAAGGTCATACCAAAATCGTTTATTATTTCTGATTGCGTCCCACTTACCTTGACCTGATGGTATATTCATCCATTTGTTAATAGACATACCTGTTGTTTTGGAAGCTGCAGTTTTAAAATCTGCTAGAACACCATCCATATCACAATATATTAAAGGTAATTTAGCCATATGGATGATTACCTTTTATTATATTGGATGTACTTTAGGTTCAGTATCAATTTTTGCAGGTTTTTTACCTGTTAATGTCTTACCTTTTCCACCAGAAGTTGAAGCAACTAAATCTTTTTCAACTTCTCTTTGATTTGAAGAAGCTCTTAAAGATTTAAAAGATTTATTTTCTTTTTTATTTTTTAGTATATCTGCTTTGTAAGGACCTCGTCTATCCATATGACCAGCTCCTTTAGCAATACCAGGTTTTAATTTTTGAACTTTACCACCTTTTGCTAAAAACGCTTTCATTAATTTATCCATCTCTTTTTGTTTTTCAGGAGTTACGCCTTCTTTTTTTGCTAATGGTTTAGCAATTGCTTTTTTCTTTAATGGTTTAGGTTGTACATTATTTAAACCTTTACCATCTTCAACTTTAGCAGGTTCAGAACCATTGATGTAAATATTAGTATCTTCACTTACTACTTTAGCAGCTGCGTCAGCAAGTGAACCTTCTTTAGTTTCTAAATAAGATTTTGGTTCTAATTTTATATTTGGTTCTTCTTTTTTAACTGTAGGCTGCTCAACACGTATTTTAGTAATACTATCTTCCAGGCTGCCTGTTCTGGTTTCCATATACTTATTTTCCATTTTTTTCTCCTCTAATTGTTGCCTATCAGTTTCAAGTCCTGATATGCCAAAATGTATATTATCTTCATTAACTTTAGAAAAAGAAGCCACTTCTCTTTTTTCTGTGCCAGGTTCTACTTCAGCAGCAATTGGTGTTCCTTTTGCTTTTAAAGCCTGTAATTCTTTTTCTAAATTTTTCTTTCTTATTATTACAGCAGTTCTCATTTGAGGATCCTTCATTTGTTTAGGATCAAGTTCAATAGTCTGTAATACCTTTTTCTTAGCATTATAATCTTCTATATCTTTTAATGCTGATTCATCTAAAATTTTTTCTTCATTTTTATATTTGTCTTTCTTTACAGGTTTACCACCTTTATCTTTGTAATGTGGTTTTGCCCCTTTGTTTTTTAAATACCAAGACAGAGCATAAATATTTTTATCTCCCTTTTCACCACCTAGTTCTGGATGTTTTTTCATCGCTCTAACTGAGCCTTCCCAACCTGGTGGAGATACTTCATGGACAGTTTTTAAATTATGTTCTTTAAAATTTAAACTATGTTTAGTTATTGAAATATCTTTTGCACCATCTTTTTTTAATTGAGCAGCTTTATCATCTGCGTCTTTTTTTATTTTATATGCAACAGCAAATCTTTTTCCATTTTTAGGGTCTAAATATCTTACTGCAAATCCTGGTTGTAGACCTTCTCTAAAAGTTTTAAAATCTTCTTTCTTTATATCTTCAGCAAGTTTCCAACCATCATCTTTCCATCTTTGTAAATCTTTCTTTTCAATTTCTTTTCGTTTACCATCTTTAGTAATTGTTATAACAGTTATATTACCAAATTTAAGGTCTCTAGCTTCTTCATCCATACGACCTTTTGATATAATACCATTAAGACCATCTTTTTTTAAACTTGCTAATGCCTTTTCAGCATCCTCTTTACTTCTATACCAAGCAGCAACAATTCCACTTTCTTTTTTCTTGGCAAATTTTACCCAAAAACCCATGTCATTACTTTCTTTTGTAAAATAACCTTTAGGAAATTTTCCCTTTGAAGGATCAAAAGCAACTTTCCATCCTTTAGATTTCCATTTTGGCAATTCTTCCTGAGATATCTTTTTATATTGACCACCTTTTGTAATTTCAACTTCATACCATAACATATTTCCTGGGTCAGACCTTGTTGTACTTTTTCCCAAATATTCTTCTACTTGTTCACTCCATATACCTGGTTTTCTCAATTCTTTTATTAATTTAGGAACACTTTTTAAAACTTGGTCTGCTTTTGCTTTTGTGAACAAAGATACTTGCGATTTGGGTTTAAAATATTCTTTCTTTACATCTTCAGCAAATTCTACATACAATCCTAAATGTGCAATACTTTGACCAACTAAATTAGCCATTTTTAAACCTTCTTCTAATTCTACTTGTTCTTTAAAAAGGTCTCTAGCACTCAATTCTCTTACTACTGCAGGCACACTTTTTGAAGCTGTCTGTGCTGTTATTGTAAGCATACTATCTGTAAACTTTTTGCCATATTGTAATTTTAATACACGGTCAATCATTTCTTTATACATCTTCATATGTTCTTTTACTTTACCTATCAAAATGGGAATTTTTGAACCTAACTCATTTAATATTTCTTCATCTAATTCTATATGTTCTTCTAATTCAACTTCTTCAATAATACCCCTATTCTTACCAAAAGTTTTTGCACCATCTAACGATGGATGAGAACCTAATTCTTTAACTTTACCGTTTTTCAAATGACGCATTAAAAATTTATCTTGGCTACCACTCATACCAGAAGTATCACGCTTTAATACTAGAAAATAACCACCATCTGTTGCTTTTGCTCTAAAAACTATGTTTGCTTCATCTATATTACCATAAACGTCAACTGGTACAACTTTGTAACCATCGCCTTTTTGTTTTTTCATATGTAAAGCAGTATTATATCCAACTGATTTATCTTTTAAATCTGGAATTGGTTTGTTAGTTTTAGCGTCAACTACTTTATATTTTACATTACTATCTTCTGCCACTAAATTAGCGACCATTTCAGCAGCTGTATCTGGATGTTTTCCTTGTTTAATAAATTTGTTATATGCTTTTTGTTTTGCTGATTGTGTATTAGGTATAACACCTTCTTTAACTGCACCATATTTAAGTTGAAAATCATTATTACCTATAGAAGCAAATAAACCTTTTGGTTTTAAATCTTTATAAAATTTATCTTTAAAACTAGCAAGTCTTTTTGAAAAATCTTTTAATTTTAATTTATCTTTCGGTTTATCTTTGTCTTCAGGTTTTCTTGGATCTGTTTCTTCATTAGCTCTCATTAAAGCAGTTTCAACATCTTTTACTTGTGATAAACCTTTTGCTATTTTTTCAATTTCTTTTGTAGCACGAGTCATATTACCTGCATATGTTTTAGCAATATCAATCGCTTTCTTTATTCTTCCTAATTGAGAAAGTCGCTCATCTTCTTTAATTTCTTTTTTCTTATTAGGTTTACCTTTGTCATCTGTTTCAGGTTCATTTTCAGCACTCAACCTTGACAATCTAATTTTATTTTTTAAATCTCCTAATTTTAATTTCATATGAGCTACATCTGCTTTACCAATTGCAATTCTAGTTTTTTGGGAAGGATCAACATCCCTCATACTAGTTTCTTTATCTCTTATACTTACCGCTAGTTGAGCTGCTCTGTGTTGTTTACCTGTAGCTTTTGCTTGAGGTAAATCTTCAGCACCTTCTCTTACTTGTTTAAACTTTTGCATTTGCAAACTCCTTAAACGTTTTAACTTCAGATGTTCCACCCAATGATTTTCTCAATTCTTCTTTAGACTTGCTATATTTCTTTTTAAACTCATCATCACTTAAATGTTTCAAATCTATAGCAATATCTTTCATTCTTCCTTCAACCATATTGTCGCTAGTGTCAACCACTTTGTTAAACATCTTGTTATAAACTTCGTCTAATTTTACTTTCCACTCTTCCCCATAACGTTCCTTATATTTATCTATTGTATCTTCGTTATTTACCCATTCCTCAATGTCTTTTAAATCAACATTTTTACTAGCATTTACATTAATTAAATTATCTTCAGGCGTACTAGGTTTATATGTTTTACCTTGAGCTTTAGGATCATAATGTTTTTCTCCTGGGGTAATAGATGAAGTATATTTTGCCCAATCGTGTCCCATATCATACGATTCTTTTTTCTCTGGTATACCATCTGGTAAATTTCCTATGCCATCTCTCTGGTCATATTTTGTTTTACCTTGTTTAATTTCTTTTGATTTCTTTTCTAAATCTTCAGAAAATACTGGCGTTTCAATTATATCATACAACCACGCCTTATGTAATTTACCATCTGCATTTTCTAAAGTCACGTAATTGGTACCTCGTCTAACAATAATACCAGTTACATTATTACTAACATCATCTACAATATCTCCTACATCATATAAATGTTCCGTAATATACTTATCTCTTAATACCATATTGTTTAATTCCTTTTTCGTTGAAGCAGTTATAAATGGTTTAAATCGTAGCACACCTGCCATTGATGGAAGGCCGCTATCAAAACCTGCATTTAATTTTTTAATTATTAATTCTTTTTTAACATGACTTAATTGTTTTTTCACATGGTCCTCATCTCTAGCAGAAATAACTCTAAAATCTTTCTTATCATTTCCTTTTTCCCATACTTGAAATCTTGGTAAATCTTTTACCTTTTCTACTAAGGAAGGATCATAGCTTGCAGCTAAATGCATTCCTTTTCTAGTTTGTTTAAATAATGCTTCGGCGTCTTTAGACCTTCCAAATGTTAAAGGTAATCCTTTTTTAAATGTTTTAAAATCATTTGCTTTTACAGCCGCTCTCATTTTACTTGCACTCATACCTTGAGCACCTTCAGCGTCTGGATCTCTTTCGCCAGCAGAAACAATATTAATACTATCAAAATTATAGTATCCGTGTCTGCTTTTTACATCATTATATTTTTTTAATAGTGTTCTAAATTCACTAACTCTATCACTTCCAACAACCATTGACAATTCTGTATATTTCTTTTTATAAAATTCAGTTACTATATCAATAATTATATTTGATTTACTTGCAGCCAAATGTCTAGCGTATCTAGGAAACATCCTTTTTATAGCTGCTACTTTATCTCTTAACTTCAAAGGGTTCTTATTTGAATCCTCTGACTGACTTAAAATAATTTTGTGGTCATCTGCTCTTACAGATAACAATTTTTGTAATAATTTTTCGTGTCCTATTGTAGGCGGATTAAATCGGCCAAAGGTAAACGCTATATGTCTACCTCTGGCCTCTTTTATTTTTGATAATGATTTCAGCTCTTCTGGTGTGATTTTACCATCTTCCATTATCTCTACCAAAGTTTTGTAAAATTTGAGATAATGATACTTTTCTAACATTTTATAAATCACATTTTTCGGAAGACGATTCTTCTCACCAAATTTTCTGATTTCATCGGGAGACATTATAGAATCGAAAGCATCCTTTCGGTCCTGCATAACTTTATCCCCCATATCAATTAATGTGTTAATAGAAGCTTTAATTTCATCTAACTTTTTTGAAACTACTGTACTTAAATTTTCTACATCATCAGCAGATAAATTTTTTAGTTCCTCATAATCAATCATATCTCTTACGAGTTCACCTTTAACAACATCTATTTCAGAAACACGTTTCTGAAAATCCGCAACGTATTTTTCGGAACTGAAAGTACCTGGTTCTGGTTTTCGAATAAACTCGTTTTTGTCTATATCGAAAGTACCATCAGCCATCTTTCTGTTCTTATTAAATACGGCAGGATCTATGATAGAAAAATAGTTTATAATATGATTGCTAAGGCCTACCTTTTTACCATTAGCAGTCCACTGGAACTCTCTTATCTTTGTGTGTACTTTTTCCTGTTCAGCTTTTGTACCAGGAATTTTAAATAAGATAGTTACATCTAAATCAGCGTCCTCTCTATATTGTTTTGTTAATATAGAACCGATTAGTGTAGTGTTAACTATTTCTCCAAATTTTTCAAACTGTTTAATTCCGTCTAGTAATTGTTTTCTCACAGAAGGCTTAAGTTTAGGATTATCTGTATCTGCATTATCAAATACAGGCTTAGCATACGTATTTCTAGGTATGTCTATTATTGATTCCTTAAAATGTTCCTTAAACCTTTTTAACATTATCTGTAAATACCATCCATTATTGCTTTAACAAAGTCAGCATTTGCTTTCTTTGTTTTATCACAAATGGTTCCTGCTGTACTGACCGTTTCACTACAAAGTGCTTTTGAAACTTCAATACACCATCTTTTTATTTCTTTTAACATTGTTAGTCCTTTTTATGTTTGCCTAATATCTTAACTATTTCCCAAGTACCATCATTATAATGATGTACTCTTGCGTCCACTAAATCACACATAAATGCTAATGACTCACCATCTATCTTGTAAGTAATACCATTTATTTCTACACTATCTGTTTCGTCTGCTCTATTTCTCCAAGCCTTTTCAACTTCTCTTTTAGTCTTTAAGCAATCGGACATTGAGTTAGCACCTTTATGGTCAATTAATGTACCATCTGCAAAGACACATACTGCAAAAACTACTTCTGGTTTTTTGTGTTCGTGGTCACCTTCTACTGGACAAATTTGGTGTCCATCATCTCCGCAACCTGTACAATCTGCATTTGCTCTTGTACTATGCAATACTACACCAAATATTATAGCGATTAAGAATAGAGCACCTAGTATTGTTGCCAACTCTTTAATACCACCATTTTTAAATCCTATTTTATCACATAATTTTTTAAACATATTTCTCCTTACCTAATTGGTGGCACATACATTACGCCACCGTTTTTCCAAAGATTATTTAATCCTCTTTCTAAAGCAAGTGGTGTATTTGGTCCCACATTTCTTTCAAATGACTCTCCATAATTACCAACTTGTTTGATAATGTTATAACCAAATTTCATACCAAGTCCTAACATTGGACCGATATAACCTTCCACACCTAATATTCTTTTAACTTCTTTATTTTTTGAAGTTAACATTAAATCTACATTATACATTGTGATACCTGCTTCTTCGGCATTTACCATAATGAAGTGTGTCCATCTAACTACATCTTCCCACTCTTGGTCGCCTTGTCTTACAAGTGGACCTAATGGTTCTTTTGATATAATTTCTGGTAATACCATCCACTTACTAGGGTCTTCTGCACCAGCTCTCGCTGACGCTAATCCTGAAGCGTCTGTTGTGAATACATCACACTCGCCATTAAATAATTTTGCCTTTGCGTCTTTATTGCCTTCAACATATATTGGTTGATATGCCATATTATTTTCTGCAAAATAATCGTTTAAATTTAATTCAGATGTTGTTTCTTTTGTAATACATACATACGCACCATCTAATTCTGTTGCACTCTTAATATCTAAATCTGTTGGTATTAAAAATCCTTGACCGTCATAGTAATTGACACCAGCAAATTCAAACATTAAGTTTACATCCCTACTGATTGTCCAAGTAGTATTTCTTGCAAGTACATCAATATTACCTGACGCTAATGTTGGAAATCTTTGACTAGCATTTAATCCTATAAATTCTACTTTACTTGAATCACCAAATATACCAGCGGCAACTGCTTTACAGAAATCTACATCTAAACCACTCCAGTTTCCGTTCTCATCTTGAGCAGAAAATCCTGGTAGACCTGCATTAACTCCACAAATAACATAACCTCTTTCTTGTACGGTTTTTAAAAGACCGACTTCTTGTTCTATTTTAACACTCTTTGTTGTATTACAACCAACTAAAAATAAAGCAACTAATAAACTCATTAATATTTTTTTCATATCATCTATCCTATTTAGGCCTATTGCGTTAATACTTTAGTCTTTTTTTCTTTTTTCTTTTCTGTTAAAGACTTCGCTGTACCACCTAGTTTTAAACTACCAGATTGGTCTGGCATTTTGTTTTTAATACTGATAATATTACCTTCTGCGTCAATTTCTGCCATAGATGGACCACAGATTACTCTACGACCATCTTTTAATTTTTCAATCTTTCTTTTATCTTTCAAACAGCTCATTAAACCATCATACTTAACAAATTCGCTTGATGTATCAGTTACAATAAACATTGTTATGATGGTAACTAAAGTAGCTGCGTCCATTTAATTCCCCTCCGTAGTAAAACCAGTATTGGTTTCTCTAATCTTGTCCTTTAATTTCTCAATATCTTCCAAAGACTTCTCCATATCCGTCTGCAACCTTTCAATGTTTACCTTATTGTTCATCATACCTTCAAGTTGCTTCGTAAGACTTTCCACTTGTCCTGAAAGAAATTCTATAAGCATAAATTGTTCAGAATCAGCAGGCGGAGAACCTAAATCCCCCCTTGGCCATTTGATCCTAAATTCATTATTTTGTGCAATATCACCTGTAACCAATGAATCTATATCTTTATCAATTCTTTGCACTTCACTAGTTAAATCTTTTTCTGCAAGTGTAGCTTTTGTTTCTAAATTATTTAATCTCTCTATCACCCCAAAATAAGCCCACACTCCTATACCTACAGCTGCTAGGATGGATAATAAATTTCGCATAGGCATAGAAATTGCTGTACTATCTGATATTTTCATCTACGTTTCTCCTTTAATCTACTTACAATCCATTTTCTGGCTGTAAAACTTTTAATTGGTGCATTTAATAATGCTGTTACTTGTCTTGCCACTTTATTCATAGTTATTGTTATTAATTCTAAATTTGATTTGTTATTTTCAACTTCACTATAATTAGAACCAAACAATCTTTTATATTTAGGTTTATTACTTTGTGTTTGTTTCCAAGAAGTTGTTAAAATATAATCTGCCATTTGTCTTTCTCTTTGTTTTTGTCGCTCTAAAGCAACTTGTAAAGGTGTTTGGACAAATATCATATAACAATCATATCCTAACAAAGTTAACATCTGATATTGTCTAGCAATAGAATCATAATCTCTTGCTGTACTATCAATAACTAATCCTAATCTTCCTTGAACATAAGAGCCTAATGCAGTTGCTGTTACTGCTTTTGCACCAGCTCTTATTTTATCTCTAAAATATTTTTCGTGTTCAGGCATACTTAATGATAAATTTGTTTTCTTTAAATCGGCTTCAAATTTTTTATCTGAATTTACAACTTTCAATCCAGAACCAGCAAATGCTCTAGCAGAAACAAATGATTTTCCTGACGCAGGTCCACCTGCAAGGAAGAAAGCTTTAAATATTCCTTTATCATAAACGCCTTCAGTTATGTGTTGTGCAAAACTTGCTACTGCTGTCATCCTTTAATCCAATTCTTTGCTAATGTAAAGTTTGCTGTGCTAAACTCTAATCTGTCCACAAGTTTTACAGCATTCCCCATTCTATCTACAGCAACAAAACCTTCAGGATTAGTTACTCTCCATCCCTTATCAGTTTGTATAAATGTTCCAATAGATTTAACTTGATTCATTTTATTTACTAAAAAATTTTTAGCTCTTGTTAAACTTAAATAACTTGCAATCGCAAAATAAATTTCATCACCATATCTGTCTATAAATTTTAAACCTTCATCTCTAATTGTTTCATATCTTTTTTTAGCTGCAGGTGTTTTTCTTTTTGAAACTTCATCATCTAAAACACTTGCATAATATTTTCTAAAATCATTATTAATTTTTTGTGTGCTTGGAAAAGATTGTCCTTTTTTAACATAATCATTAAAGAATATTTTTAATCTAGCACCAACAGATAATAAATTTGTTTGTCTTCTTAATAAATTTAAAATTCTTTTACCTTTTTTAATTGACCCTATTGCCATTCTCAATATACTTGTAAAAGTATTATTTTCTCCTTTAGTAAATGTAGCAACACCACTATTATCTCTATAACTAGCATTATCAAAAAATACATCTGAAGTTTTAGCAAACGAATTAATACTAACTCCAAAACCTGCTTTTAACTTATCTATTGTTCGTCCTGAATATGTTGTATGAAATATAATACCTATTTTTGCTTTTAAAATTCTTTTTGCTAAATCACTATCCTCTGGTACTGCATATGTAATTGTATTTGGTCTAAATGCAATATGTTTTTCTCCTCTTATAGAAGCTGACTTAATTTCTTTAGGCGTAAAAAGTAAATCTCCTTGAACAACTCCTCTAATATTCAATTTTTTAAGATACTTTAAACATACCTCTAGTTTATCCACAAGAGCACCTGCGTGATTTCTTCTTATATCTGAATTTGTATAATTGATTTTTGGAGTTACATTGAAAAGTGATTTTGTGGCAACAAAAAAACGACCGTTTTCTGGATTAATACCACAGATTATAGCAGGAGCTCCATCCCACTTTGTAGATACATTAACTTTACGACCTGACTCTCCTACCATCATATTTCTTAATGATGTTAAGAATTGGATAGCATTTAAGCCACCTTCGTATCCGTTATTGATTATATCGTCCTCTAAATGTTCTAGGTGTGTGTTCCTAGCTTCGGACAAATATTGTTTAAAACTTTGCATTTATCTCCCAATAATTCCATTAACAAAAAATCACTCATCCATCAATTTATCAACACATATATTTATAATTAATATAATTTGCCGAAAGGTCCAAAATCATATACTTGTCTACCTTTCTTTTGAGATATAAAAAGTAAGTCTGTTAAAAATTCATTTCGTTTTTTATCTCTTAATTGCAATACTTTATCAATAAAATACATCTGCATTAACTTAATATTTGCAATATGAGATTCCTTACCTTTAAATACCTTTACCATATTATCTAAAAATTCGTTTTTACTCTTAACACCAATGCCTTTAACAAGTTTATTTTTATTCAATCTATCAAACATACTACCATATTCAATTCGTCTTTTATGAAATTCTTTTAAATTCATAGGATAGGATTGATGTTGTTTTGTTGTAGAATTAAACAATTTTTTA